TAGATGACAGCGCAAGGATTGCGCCTTGCGCGGAATTTAATTATTTTGTGCTGTAATTGAATATCATCGGGCGGCGCAAGAATTTCATATATATTTCCTTCGCCGTCAACCGCCCTGTGCGTCGTGGAAATTATCATCAGTTCCGGACAGTACCTGCACTCAATTTCAACGGTCAGCGCGGAATCAAAGCCCGCATTCGCCATGAAAAATTCATTGCCGAAAAGCCCGTTGATATATGCGTGGCAGGTGTACAGATCGGTGTAATTTATATCGTCCTCGGTTTTCTGAAATGTGATTATATTTCTCGGAACGTGCTTTTTCATATCACACCACCAGATTCAATTGAATGCCGTGACATATCGAACGCGCCGCCTGTTCGCGCTCAGATGTGCCGTCATAATAATCATTGCACAGGCACATGAACGCGGTGACGAGCTGCGGATAATTGTCAAGGTCGGCTTCCTCGCGATTTGTCAGAACGAGTATTTCCGCAAGCGCGGCGGGCATAATTTCATTTTCAATACGTTCATCATCGTGAGAATAATCAATCCTTAACGCCTTTTTTACGTCTGCGACCGTTATTTCCGATATCTTCATCAGCATCACCCGCTTCCGTAATTTCAACGGCATAACCGCATGAAATAAGCGAGGACGCGAGTTTTTCTTCCACCTCGCGAACCTCGCCGATATTCATTGTTATCATTCCCGCGAACGAAACAATCGCTTTTATCCTCATTCAGCAACACTCACATTCACGTATGCCTCGGGATTTACGGGACGTCCGTCGAGCCAGAGAATACCCACAATTCCGCGCATTCCGAGTTCTGCATATTTTTCGACAAGCACCTGAATAGACATATCGGGATTGATATTTGCCTTGTACGAGCGCGCATAATCGCCGAAAAGAACGGGATTTTTCGCCGCCGCGATGTTGTCCATGCACTCGGAAATAAGCACAGGCTTACCGAGAACAGTTCCGACATAACCGCCCGTCATTTCGTTCTGGTGGAAAAGATACTGCCCCTGACCGTCCTTAAGCAGACGAATCTTGCAGAGCGTATCATTCGACATCAGCCATGCCGCGTTCGGGTGATAAGGTGCTTTCAGCGTGTGGAAAATTTTCACGATATCGTCCGCCGTTACCGCAGGCGCAGCGAGCTGATAAGCCGTTCCCGCAGTCGTGAGACCGTAGGGCTTGCCCGAGCCGTCGCCCTTGATTATTGCAGATTCTGCCTTTATCGCGAAGTCGAGCGTCATCTGAGACATTATCTCGCCCGCAATGTCAAAATCATTCTGATTCAGAAGTTCAAGCGAAATCTTCGCAAGAGAAGTCAGCTTGTGGTGACCGATCTCGATAGTCGTGAATTTCGCAGTCGATGCGGTGATCTCCGCGATTTCGTCAGTCCAGCCCGCAGTGATTTTGTGTGTGTCGTCCTGAATTATCTGCTTGTAAATCCCCTTGGAATTAACGACAGAAATTCTCTGCATAATTCCGCTGAGTTCTGTCACCTTTTTGATGATATCCGCGGAGAATTCCGAGGGAACGATGTTCCCGGTGCTTGTTATCGTGTTTTCGTTTGCGCGGATTTCTCTGTTCGGGAATCTTACCATGTCGGCGACGATATCGCGTGCGGCTCTTTTTTCGGGAGCACCCGCATTTTCAACGGTTTTTTCCTCGGAATTGATAAGAGATTCCGCACGTTCCTCGTTCTGTATCGAGCGGTCGATGTTCTTGACCTCGGCGGAAATTTCTTCAAGCCTTGTGTTTTCCTCGTCGGTGTATGCCCGCTTTTCGGTCTTCGCGCCGTCGATAAGCGCTTTCATTTCTGCGAGAAGAGCGCCTCTTTTTTCGTTGAGTTCTTTAAGTCCCATAAAAACATTACCTCCATGTTTATTTTGTATATTTAAGCTGAATTGCTTAAAATCTGTTAATTACACTCTATGATCGTACACCCTACCGAATTATCGCCGATTATTTCGTTTTCATTTATCAGATAAACCGCATTTATCAGCGCAACGACCATATCCACCTTACCCGATGAACGCTTTTTATTCACGTATTTATTCAGGTTTGTGTCTTCCACACAGCGCGCGTTTGCAAAGTTATTTTCAAGCATATAATTTTCTTCATAGCGGAATTCGCCGCGAAGAATTTTTTCTTTCAATAATTTTGTCGCGGGATGCAGAACGCGCGAAAGCTGCATGACCTCAACACACTGTATCGGGTTTTCCGCCGCTTCAAGCTTCTGCACGGTAGAGAGCGCATTGTATCGGTCATACGCCGCATAAATTACGGTCACGCCGAGATTTTTTTCAAGCGAAAGAATATAATTTTCCACCATAGAATAATCTATCACGTCACCTCCGCAGGCGATGCATTCGCCCGCGTCCGCGCTCCGCTGATAGTTGAATTTTTCGCGGTCAGTTTTTTCGCGTATCTTATCCCCGGGAATAAAGCCCATGACGCGGCTGAAAATAATTCCGTTTTCATAGCACGCCATAGCGACGGCGGTGTTATCCTCGGTCTGAGACAGGTCTATTCCGAGATAAACGCGCTTTCCGCGCCAGAAATTATCATCAGCGGAAATTCTGCACGCCTGAACCTTGTCGATCGGAACATATCCCTCGGTGCCTATTCCACGGTACGAAATATTGCAGTGCTTACAAAGAAAATTCTCCCGCTGACTTTCAAACATGACCGCCATAGTGCGCTTTTCAAAGAGATTTTCCTGCATTTCGGGCTTGTCAAACATCGCAGGATTCGCCTGATAAAGCACGTTATCATTGGTCTGCCATGAATTTATTATTTCGTCGTCAGGCTCGTACAAAAGCGCGAAATATCTGTCCGATTCCTGGATCCCGTCGATAATTTCCTTGCAGAATTTGATACGTTCATCGAAATCATTATTCTCGTTCGGATATCGCGTGGAAATAATAATTCCGAGCTTATTTTTGAGATTTATCTGCGATGATGTCATAGCCTCCACGGGATAAGTATCCATTGCGCCGTCCTCGTCCGCAAGAAAAGCATTTGCGAGCTTGCCGTCAAGGCGGTCGTTGGAATATGCAAGCGGCGTGTATTCGTTGTCCGTGAGAAAACAGGTTATCATGTCGCGCGTGATCTTGAAATGCTTTTCGAGAAGCGGCGAGCATTTTATTATTTTCCGCACCGCAAGCCGCAGTTCCGAGGATAATTTATAATCGGGGGCAACAGAAAAGAGCCGTGCAAAACGCGGCTCTGTGAGAAGCATTATTATGAAAATTACGCCCGATGTAAATGTCTTGAAATTCTTGCGGGCGATTTCGAGAAGTGCAATGCTGTATTTTCGTGTGCCGTTTTCGCGGAACGTACAGCACACCGCGATTATGAAAAGCATCGCGTAATCTTCGAGAGCTTCGTACATATTTTTGTGCAGATCGGGGTGCATCATGACCTTGAGAAGCTTTGAAATGCGGTCATATTCTTTTTCGAAAACAAAATATCCGGGTGAATTTCCGTCCGCTATTTCGAGCCATTGTGCGCACTGCTTTTTTACGTACCGCCCGACTTTTCCCGAGGTGTCGGCGGCGCAGGATTTCGCGTATTTATAGGCGCGGGAGGTTTTTATCACATCGCGGTCACTCCTTTTTTATGCATAGAAAAAGCGCATGACCGAAGTCGTGCGCTTTGTTGGTTTTTCAGTTGACTGGAAAAAGCTTATCTTCTTTCATCGGGATGTGTACGCAGATATTCTTCGACTTCTTTTCTTCCTTGTTCCAGAAGTTCATCACTTATCTTTTCGAGTTCTTCAGCTGAATACTTTTCGTATGAAGCAAAAATATCATCAAAATCAGGGTCATACTCATGAAATATATATTTTTTTTCACTCATAATTACAGCTCCTTAAACGTAAAAAGGTAAATCTCCTGTAAATCTTTCAGGGCTTTTATTTGCGAGTCAAATTTTGAACAGCCTGAGTCATAATATTTTTTAACTCTTCTGGAATAAGTCTCGGAAGGTATCGGAGCAATAGGCGCCGTATATTCAAAGATTCTGCCGTTATG